GCTAATAATAGATCCACCTGGAGTTAATCCATCATGAATACGTAAGGTTTTTAAGTCTGTGTCAATGGTTACTTCGCCAGCAGGGCCAGTGTAGGCCAAACTGCGTACGGTTGTACCACGTTTTAATAGTATTTGTCTTACATTTACGTTAGCTACAGTCATTATATTGTTCCGCCATCAAATACGCTATAATCTATTCCAGGCAATGGTTCTGTGTCAGAATAGTAAGCTGGTAAAATTTCTAAATCTAGTGGAACACCATAGTTGTCATCGATATAAATTGGGGTTTCGATTACATCGCCGCCGCCAGCATCTTCAATACGTCTAAATGTTAATTTGTAAAAACGTTGTTCTAAGCTGTTTACTGTGTTAATATCAATTGTAAAATTACCTAAACCTTTTGCTTGATTTGCCCAGGTAACAGCATAACTAGCAATAGTAACTCGATTTGTAGGGTCTTGTATGTCTGCTTGCACAGCATAACCAGTTAGATCAACTGCTTTTTGATCTTGATTTCTTACAATAACTTGAATAGGGTTATCAATCCCTTGGTAAATTTTAATTGGTCTGCTATACACGACGCGATTCCTTGTTGTAAATATCGTAGGGTCAAAAACTTGTACCTCAGCTGTATTTGGATATAAATATGTTTTGACAGTAATCATTTAATTTGCTCGTCTTTAACATATTTATCGGAAACCGTGGAAGATCACTACAAGCAACTACTAGCACAGTACCCATACCTAAGTCATGTTACCTACGGCGGCAATGATTACATAGGTATCATACAAAACTTTGACGAAATTATAACTACACTTTATGATTTTGGTACACTTAAGGATGACGAACTCAAGCGAGTATTCCTGAGCTTAGGTGAAACATGGTGGTGGGAAAGTAATAGACTTATGCCGATTAATGTTTTTTTAAAACAAGATTGGGCAGTATTTAAAGTTTGTCTACGTACAATGAATAGCAAAGACGTAGAAATTAAGATGGGCCCTTATGTGAGCCTAAAAGAAATGGCAAGTAAAAGATCTAAGCGTAAATCGATTACCTTAGTACGAAAAATTAGCTAAATTCCCAACTAATCTTTTCACAAAACAAATTCAAATTTACAGCTACTAAGTGTGCATACGCTACAGCGTGTGACTTTTTAAAATAATAGCTATCATCTGCAGGCTTTTCCCACACAGTTTTAGCAACTTCTGCCCAAGGCTTCCCGATTAAGTGACGTTTAGCTGGACGAATAACACTTAAGAACATAGCCATTCTAGGAATACTGTTAACAGGCTCAGGCATCTTAAGTAATGTATCGTAGTGATTATTAATATGTATTAATTGTTCGCATACACTACGCTCTAACAACAAATCCCATAGTGGTTCTCGATTAATTAACTCTTGTAAATGTTCTTCATTCTTTATCTGTGTATATAATGAAACATTCAAAAAGTCTAACTTAGCGTAGCCACGTTCTTCAGCTGACTCATATTCAATGCTAGACATGCCTGTAAAAGGATCTTGTGGAATGTCAGTTGGGTACACACCGGTGTTATGCTGTATTAACTTTCCGTCACGAAGTATACTTGCAGGTGTAACATCGAGTAATTTTAATGCTTGTGTGCGATCACCAAAGTCAATGTCAATATCTGACCGAAACTTCATAGTCCTGCCTTAATAAGAATATCTTTGACCCACTCTGTATCTGCTAAGTAGTCTTTAAATTTACGTTGCCAATGTTCGGGGTCGATCCATGGTAGAACTATTTGTATTTGTTCTTCGCCCAGGCCTTCAAGAAACTCAACTCCCGAAGCACAGTTATACACAATCCAAGCACTAACACGACCGGTAGCAATATGATGTACCACGCGATTGCTGTTACCATAGCGAAAATAATCACTAAAACCGTTTTTAAGCTCAGGATGATCGTCTGCATAATCTTGCATTTCCTTTAATGCTCGTTCTAGAGCGTCTTGTGTTGCTTCTCTGCGTAGGTATTCGTGTAAGTATGTTGCATAAAACTCATCTTTACACCAATGGTCAATTTTCTTATTATTTTTTAACAGCCATTCTAAGAATGCTGTGGGGTTAACTGCACGTATACCCACACAATGTCTGCCCCACTTAACAAACGCATTGTAATACGGGCTCTTTACAAAATCCTCATAGCTTTTTAATTTAGCTGAGCCCTGTGTCATTTCATAAAAACGCAGATATGCTTTGAGTCCTAGCTGTACACCAACTTCTCGTTCCTGCTGCCAACGGCGCTTGGGCTCGCAGAGATGCACAGCCAAGGTACTTTCCTTGCTGAATTCTTTTTCACAATATCTGCACTTATAGCTCACGTGATATATTCCAAAAGTTTACGAACTAATATTATAACATCTTCTCCATAATGATGTCTAGCATTAACGGGTAAATCTCGATCCTGTTCCATACACGTACTGCCTTGCTGTTCCAAAAATGTATTACCAACGAAGGTAAACGGTACAAATCCAGGACCTAAATTTTCATATAAGTGTGTGTCGCAAGTATTGAATATTAAGAACTTGATATTGCGTTCACGCAAATATGCGGCAAATAATTTTAAATCAAGATATAGTTGTTCTATATAGTGTTGATTAATATCAAACTTATATCTAGATCGAACATAATCGTCTACTAACTTATGTTCTACAGTATTACCGAAGTCGTTGGCCGATGCAAATTGTGCTTGCATACCTTGACTGTTATAACTGACCCAAGGATCTGCTCGTTGAACTAAAGGACTTTCTTGACGATCATAAAAGGTTAAACCCAGTACCGCTAAGTCAACTGGGTTTTGTTCTATATAATCTACAGTAGTTCGAATAATTCTGCGATTACTACTACCAGCACGTGCTATGTTTACAGTTTTAGCACCAAGTAGTTGATCAAAGTACCGACTGTAATGATAGTTATCCATAAAACTACAGCCATTTAACAATACATTCATAGCTCTTTCTTGATATCTCGATCTTCCCAACCAAGTCCGCGAGCATATTCTTTAAGTTCGTTACCACTGTTTAACTCAGACATTAATTTAAGGTCATCGTCCTTAAAATGCGGATTTAGTTCTCTTAAGAACTTAACGCTTTTGTTATCAACACTACGCTTAGGCAAGCCTAGCCATGGATGAAATTGATTTCCCATACCTGGACTTACTGTAGTTGCTAATAACCAATGTAGCTTTTCGTGATCTTTAGCACTAATGTCGAAGAAGTTTTTGTTTAATCTTTCGTTTGTGCTCATTACATAGTAAGCCTGTAGGTCACTAGAGCCTTGTACGCTAGCACCCCAGCGAATCATCATGTATCCGCTAAACTCTTTTAGTTCAGCTTCATTTAAATTGTCATAGAAGTCCCTGCGCTTACTATCGAGCGCAGACATTTCACGTTTAATATCTAGTGCTGGCTGTTTCTTTGCTTTTACTGTCATACTGGATGCCAATCTGGTGGCAAGGTTTTAGGGTCTCTGCTTAATTCGTATAACATTATAGCACGATCAATGGCTTCTTGTAAAGCAGGAGTACGTTCAGCAGTATTAAATATGTCCATCCATTTATTACGTTCACGTTCTCGTTCAATTTCTGCTTCTAGTGTAGGATCGATGCTGTGTAATACCCGGTCAATAGAACCAGACTTACGTTTATATACTGTACGTCCACCGTCGGGGCTTTCATACACGTCGTATGTACTAATCTGATCGGCTTTATAAATAGGCATTACCAGACTTTACCGTAGTTAACTACTTCGCTTTGGCGACTAATATCCTTGATAAAATAAGCGCACATAGGATTCTCGCCTTCGGTCAATGGGATAGCCAGTAATTGCCCGGGCTTGAGTTTAGGAAAATACCATTTAACATCTTGATAAATGTCCACAATCTCTACAGGTTGGAACTCGGGTCTAAAGCTACTTAGTGGGTTAAATGTAAACACACTAAATCCGCGATCATTGATACTAGTTAGTGGCACAACTTCTAGGTCACCAAAGTCGGGTTCGCCGATTAGGAGTTGCCAATCTACTGGCATACGTATAGTTTGATTGCCAATGCGTAGAACTAGTGCCGGGCTGTTAAACGATTCTAGAAAAATTAGTGGGATATAAAAGTAATCTGGGTCTTTAGGGTCGCTGTTATCTAGTACACAAAATCTAACTTCGTCTATTTCGTCAGGAATTTGGTCCATTGGATAAGCTGTGTTATCTAAGGTTAATATTCTCATTGTTATTTTTAATTAAAGTCTCCGCTTCCGGCGTCACGATATACCTCCCGGTATTTCGATCAGTAAATTCTTCAATTACACTTCTATGCAAAGGAAGTTCTTCTACTACTACTGCTTCTTTTACTACATATTCTGTATTATAATTAAAAGTACTAGCAAAGTAAACCTTTGGTTTACCAATTTGATTAGCAACGGTATTTACAAACTTATGATGCGGGTGCCCATACTCGCCATCTTCATAGTGTGTTAGTATTAAATCATATTTACTTGCGGCATTAAGTATATCTTTCTTAGCTATTTCTGGGTCGAATCCCAATTCGCCATTCTTAACATACTGCCAATCATCTCGCATACCTAAAAAGCTAGCATCAATACCACGCCGATTCCAGTATGCTCTAACTTCTTTTGCACGTTCATCAAAGAATGAATATGTTAAGTAAACAATAGTCCATTCAAACTCTGGGTGCGCCTCAATGAAA